TGCTGGCTGCCGTGATCGCTCAGGCGGTTGAGGACGCATCAAGCAAGCACAGCAGCGGCTCAGAAGCTCAAGCCGCCGTCGCGTGGTTGTTTGACGAGGGCACAAACTTTGCAGGCTATGCCACCCTGATTGGGGCCGATCCCCAGGCTATGCGAAACGCATTGCTGGAGCCCCATAGGAATTCCGACATTGACCCAAAGCACAGTCGGTTCGATGAAGGAAGGCGTCGCGTTTTCAGAATTCACCACGCGGCCTATCTCAAAAGGCGGCAGTTGGAGCGAGATGCCCAGGAGCAGATGGAAGGTAAGAAACAAACAAAACTTCTATGAACAAAATTGAATTTGGAGACTGCCGCGACACGATGCGGCGCTGGGCAGGCGAAGGCGTGAAGGCGCAGATGTGCGTTACCAGCCCGCCGTACTTCGGCCTGCGGGACTACGGCCATGAGGGGCAGATCGGCCTTGAGCAGACGCCAGAGGAGTACATCAAGGCGATGGTCGAGGTGTTCCGGTTCGTGCGCGATGTGCTGGCTGACGATGGGACGCTATGGCTGAACATTGGGGACAGCTATGTTCATTCGCAACCTGGAAGAAACAGAAATGGTACAGGCGGTCAAATTATTCGTGGGGATTTATATCGACAAAAAAATAATAATGGGGCATCAGAAGTTGGTCGCAAATTGCTTGAAGTGGGATTAAAAAACAAAGACCTTATCGGCATCCCTTGGATGCTGGCTTTTGCCCTTCGTGCTGATGGCTGGTATCTGCGCCAAGACATCATCTGGCACAAGCCCAACCCCATGCCTGAGTCGGTGCGTGACCGCTGCACGAAGGCGCATGAGTACATCTTCCTGCTGTCGAAGTCGGAGCGGTACTACTACGACCACGAGGCTATCCTCGAAGATGCCAAGTGGGAAAGGTGGGGCGACCAGACAGTGGTCAAGGAGCAGCAAGGCACAGCCAAGTGGATTGGCAACAAGTCGAAGGCCGAACTGCAAGCAATTGGGAAGAAAAACCGCCGCAGCGTCTGGACGGTGACCACAAGACCCTATAAGGGCGCTCATTTCGCCACGTTTCCGCCAGCCCTGATTGAGCCGTGCATACTGGCCGGAAGCCGTCCTGGCGACATCGTGCTCGACCCGTTCATGGGAAGCGGCACCACGGCAGCGGTAGCCCTCCAGCAAGGCCGCCAGTACCTGGGCTGCGAACTGAACCCGGACTATGGCCCATTGCAGCAGGAGCGTATCAACGCCGAGATGAACCTGTTCAATCAACCGAATCGAAACCCAGTCGAAAGCGAATCGGTTATAAAAATACTTCCTGGCATCTGTTGACATCTGTTGCATTGGGCGTATACTTCGCTCCGTTGCCGTAGGAAGCGACAGATGAAGGCCGTTTACTCATGCTCCTGCCCTTGGTCAAACAAGGGTTCCTACCGGGAGCAGCAGTAAACGGCTTTTTTGTTTCCAGTGGTGACCGCACATCATGCGGTACGTCGGTGGTGATGAATGCGAAACCCCGTGACACGAGCAAGCCAGAGCGGGGGCGGTGGGCGAATCCCAGAGCCGGGCGGTTGAAAGAAGTCTGGGATGCTGTCGAGGAATGGCTCCATACGGCAGGAAAGCGGGCCCGTGTCTCACGGTATGGGCTTGCTATGCTCAGAATCCCACCACCGGCAGTCGAAATCGGTTAAAATGGCAAGGCGGGCGAAGCTCCGAGAGCGCATGCGCCGGTAGGGTAGTAGTCCGCACCAACAATCAAGCGAGTCAACAGCGAAACGAAAGCGAAGAGAAACCGATTCGGTTTCGACCGGTGAACCGCCGGGAAACATCAACCCAGGAGATGGACATGGTGAAAAGGATTCTTGCCGCTTTCGGCATTGCACTCGTAACGACCGGTGCTTGGGCTCAATGCTCTACGCATACGATCTTCAGCGGTAGCCGTATGGTGACATGCACGACGTGCTGCTACGGCGGAAACTGCACGACCAACTGCTTCTGACCATGCCGCGCAAGCCCCTAGAGGCCCCTCAGAAGGCCGAAAAGCCGCGGGCCAAGGGTAAGGTAGCCCAAGAGCCGCAAATCGCCCAGGAGCCCGCAAAGAAGAAGATGGGCAGGCCAACGATGTACACCCAACAGATGGCAAGCCTCATCTGCCTGCGAATAGCAGAAGGGGAGAGCCTGAGGGAGATCGTAAAGACGGAGGGGATGCCAGAGCGGACTACGATCTATGAGTGGCTGCTCAACAAGCCCGACTTTGCTGACCAATACACTCGCGCACGGGAAGAGCAGGCCGACACCCTGGCTGACGAGATCATCGCCATTGCCGACGAGCAGCCCGAGATCATCCCGGTGATCGACCGCCGCACTGGGGAGTTGATCGAGCACAAGCTGGACGGGGCCTTCCTTCAATGGCAGAAGAACCGGATCGACGCCAGGAAGTGGACGGCCATGAAGCTCAAGCCCAAGAAGTACGGGGAGCGGGTGGCCTTGGCTGGGGATGCTGACAGCCCCATCAAGATTGAGGCGGAGGTGCAGGCAGAGGCCTTGCTGACCGCGATGCTCAACAACGTCGAGTTGAAGAAGCAGGTCGATGACTGATGTGGCCGAGATCCTCGCCGACCCGGAGGTCCAGGCGAGTCTCAAGGCGGCTAGGCCGGAGTTCAAGCTGGCCTGGGCATGGCGGATGTCATGGTTCCAGGCCCAGCACAAGCATCAGGTGCTGCCGCACGGGGACTGGTGGTCGATCTGGCTGATGCTCGCTGGCCGCGGTGCTGGCAAGACCCGGACGGCCGCGGAGCAGATCGGCTGGTGGGCTTGGGAGAACCCCGGCACCCGCTGGCTGGTGGCCGCCCCGACATCGAGCGACGTCAGATCAACGTGCTTTGAGGGCGACTCTGGCCTTATGACAGTGATCCCGTCGGCCCTGATCGCCGACTACAACAAGGCCCTTCACGAGCTCAAGCTGATCAATGGCTCGCTCATCAAGGGCATCCCGGCGTCGGAGCCAGAGCGTTTCCGGGGCCCGCAGTTCCACGGGGCTTGGTGCGACGAGCTTGCGGCCTGGGACTATCTTCAGGACGCCTGGGACCAGATCATGTTCGGCGTCCGCCTGGGAACCCGCACCCGTATCATTTGCACAACAACACCGAAACCTAAGGATTTGATCGTCGAGCTTGTGGGCAGGGAGGGCGACGACGTGGTGCTGACGACCGCCTCGACTTACGCCAATCTGGCCAACCTGTCGGACAACTTCAGGAAGCAGATCCTTCAATATGAGGGCACGACCCTGGGCCGCCAGGAGATCTACGCCGAGATCATCGACCCCGAGGAGGGCGGCATCGTCAGCCGGGACATGTTCAAGCTCTGGCCTGCCGGGCGGGCGTTCCCGAAGTTCGAGTACATCATCCAGAGCTACGACGTGGCAACCAGCGAGAAGGCGCAGAACGACCCGACCGCCTGCATCACGTTCGGCGTGTTCAAGCCCCTGGACGGCCCGATGAGCGCGATGGTGATCGATTGCTGGCAAGAGCGGATGCAGTACCCGGATCTGCGCCCCAAGGTGATCGAGGAGTACGAGACCGTCTTCGGCGAGGGCAAGGACAAGAAGCGGGTCGATCTGCTGCTGATCGAGGACAAGAGCGCCGGCATCAGCCTGATTCAAGACCTCCAGCGGGCGCACCTGCCCATCCGCGCCTACAACCCAGGCAAGGCCGACAAGGTGCAGCGCCTGAACATCGTCTCCAACATCATCGCCCGTGGCCGGGTCTGGATCCCCGAGTCGGACGCCAGGAAGGGCTACGTCAAGGACTGGGCCGAGGGCTTCGTGAGCCAGATCTGCTCATTCCCCGAGACTACGCACGACGACTACGTCGATGCCTGCACCCAGGCCCTGCGGTATCTGCGGGATGCCGGCTGGCTTGAGATCGACCCGCCGCCTCAAGATTACTGGGACGACGAGGACTACGCCGACACCGGCAGGCAGCGTAGGGTTAACCCGTATGCAGTCTGAGGCGTCATGGATGTCCATCACCGGCGTGACCGACTCGGGCGGTCTGGTGACTCACGTCTTGCCGATTGACGACACGCACGAGCATGAGCTTTCGTCCGATTGCTGGTGCGAGCCGTACCTCGACCACGAGCATTGGGTGGCCACGCACCACAGCGCCGATGGCCGGGAGGCGTTTGAGAGCGGCGCGAGGAAGCCGTCATGACCCACGGCTGCAAGCACAGGAGGGATGTCCAATGATCAACGTGTCCGCAACTGAAGGCGTGAAGTTCGCCAGGGTGAGCCAGTGCGAGAACCGGCTTGAGTTGCTGGTTGATCCGGGCATGAGGTCAGACACCATTGAGAAGTGGGCACACGCTGCGGTTGATCACTGGCTTGCCTCAAGGGTGGACTTGACAAGCCCCGGCGTTTATGATGTCGGCACTGTGAAGGGGTCTGGGCATGGCTAAAACCGGCGCGATTGCAAAACTTGAGGCGATAGCCAAGAATCGCTCGTCCGCGAAATCTCTCAAGGAGTGGGCGGATGCCGGTGGAGATGTTCCCCTGAGCTACAAGGGCCGCGAGCACGTCTGGGCCAAGAAGGTCAAAAAGTTCGCAGAAGGCGGCGCAGTTCAGATGCAGGCCGGCGGTATCGCCAAGCTGGCCAAGATGCTCAAGGGCACGCAGGAGACCTTGCCGGCAGCAGAGCGTCAGGCCAACCTCGCCAAGTTCCTTGAGCCCAGCAAGGTGCCGCAGCGCCTGTATCACGGCACGACCGCCTCTGAGGGCGGCAAAGGTACTGAGGCCATCCGCAACATCAGGCCCAGCAAGGAAGGTGCGCTCGGTTCCGGTGTGTACATGACTCCAAAGCCGAGTCACGCTGGCGAATACACATATACCGGCGCTGCAAATTATTCTGGCGGCAATATGCTGCCGGTACACGCTCAGATCAGAAACCCACTGGTCATTGACGGCAGCGCCTCAAGAGACCCGATGATTGAGGCGTTGATGAGGCTGGGGATGGACGAGGCCAAGGCCGCCCGTATGGTTGAGCGGGCCTACGAGAACAAAGGCTACATCGGCAAGGAAGTGCAGGCCAGAGCGCAGGCTCAGGGCTATGACGGCCTAATGCAATACGACCGCGACGGAGAGTTGGCCGAGGTGGTGTCCTACAACCCCAACGCGGTCAAGTCGGCCATCGGCAACAAGGGGACGTACAACACCAACAAGCCGGATCTGAACGAGGCTGGTGGTGGCTTGATCAAAGGTGCAGTGAAGGCCATGAGGGGGAAGAAGGAAGTCCCTCCTGCCGCCGAGACAAAAATCATCCAGGCCCCAACGGTAGTAGTTCCCAGCAAGTTGAGCAACGTCAAAGAGGCGGTGCGTCAAAGCAAGGGCGACTATGGCGCTCGGCGGGTTGAGCGTGCGGCTGATGAAATCCCGAACCTTGAGCGGATGTACAAGGAAGAAGGGCTTCGCCGCGCCTTTGCTGGTGACGACACTCAGGCCGTGATGACGATGAACCCTGCGGACTTTGAAAAGTACGCCAGAAGACTAAGCGAACGCACCAGGGCTGACATAGGCCCCAAGATGGCAGAACTGGCAAGGAAGGGTGAAATTGACAAATACACTGTGCCAACAGACGAGTTCATCAAGCATCTGCAACGCTTGCGT